AAACCTTCATGCCGGCATTATGTTCAGCCACATACTTCTTTATCTCATCATATGTAGCCTTAGTCTCTGCAGATGTTATATCCATATCATCAAGTTCAATCGTGACATTAATGTAATCATCCGGCTTTTGTTTCAGTTGGGACAAAAGAACAACCGTCTCCACATGCGGTGTCGTTTTTCACTGCTTTAACAGTACGCGAACCCGCATAGTTACTGAGTTTTTACACCCTTTGACAGGTTGCTAATATCTGCAATCATAAGGTTAAGACATGGCGTACAGACCGTTTGACTTTGTAAACGTGTGGCGGGTACGCCGATATTTTGTAACACTTTTATAATACAAAATTATTCTAAATACTGCTACCAAATTTGGTAATATATCAGTACGCCGATTTGTTTTGGGCATTTTTGCGAATGGCATTAACACCCTTTCAATGTTCACTTTTATTGAAACCGATATTTTCCTTTTCCATGTCCTGTTACAGGTACGATTACCTCACTATCAACCAACAGTTTTATTAACTTGGAAGCTCCTGATGGCTTTAATCCAGTAATTTCTTCAACTATCGTTCTTCCGAAACAATTTTCTTTTCCACATTTTGAAAATATTTCTACTGTATGATTTATTGTTTTTTCTGAAATCGTATCTGAGAAAGAAAGTAATTTATTTCGAATGTCCACTTTTGTGCTTTCAATGTCCACTTCTCCACTCTCAATGTCCACTTTTACTCTTTCAATGTCCACTTCTGCAAACCTTCCACTAATGTGCATCGTACGATTATGAAGTTCATTCTTCTCATCCAACAATAAATTTCTTAAAAACAATTCCAAATACTCGGTTGTTTCATGAACACCATTTTTCAAATCGTTATAATTAGCCCTAACAAGTGCATTTCTAAAATACCATGCATTCTCCGCAAAAATGTCGTTAGTTGCATCAAATCCAAGTGTTCTAAGATACTTAATAAAAAATACTGCCGTAGTTCGTGTATTTCCTTCTCCGAATACATGTATCTGCCATAATCTTGATACAAAAAACGCCAGGTGGTGAATAATTTCTTCCATGCTCAAGTTTTTATAACTAAACTTCTTTTCCTCTGCAAAATCATAGTCCAGGGTTGCACGAAGTTCTGATGCACTTCCATAAAGAATCGTTGCTCCATTCAGCACCCACTCTTTTTTTGTGATATTATAATCTCTAAGTTTTCCGGCATGTCCATAAATCCCTGTAAATAACTTTTTATGAATAGAGATATACTCATTCGGAGTAAAACTAAATGCTTTCTCCGACAAAATTTTTGCTATTCTAACGGCAACTTTGTCGGCCTCTTCCGTACGGTCTTCTATATCTGCTTTTGGATTTTCTTCATAATACGTGTTGAGAAGTTCTTGCGCTTCATCAATCGAAATATCACCTTCAATATTCTTTATTGCAGTATCAATCAAATACTTCGAAGTCTTTAATCCATCCACTGCTTGAAGTCCGATAGCTGTATGCCAGGCATAACCTTTGTCTCTTTTATTCGGTTCTGATTGTTTCATATACTCTTTAAAGGGATCTTTATCCATCAAATTGCCTCCATTCATTTTTACCAATACCAGCTCTTTCTGATACTGTCTTGTAAAGATTTTTCCTTTTCTTCAGCACTTTTTTCATGCTGACGTTTTCCCAGATATTCATCCTCAGTCGCTATAGACGGATCATACCAGTCAGCTTTCTTCAGAGCCCATTCAATCCATTCTGGAGTAATATCTTCATTTCCACTATCTATCATAGCCTGAATATATTCTCTTATTTCCTTTGCAATTCTATAGTCTTCAGCTTTGTTTACAAGTTCTTTTACAAGACGAATTTCTTGTTCTTTTCTTTGTCTATTTTCTTCTCTGCGTCTCTCTTCTTCAACTCTCTTACGTTCTGCCTCTTCACGTGCTTCTCGTACAATTCTATTCTCTTCTGCCTTCTCATACAGGGTAACCAAAATATCACCCAGTCTATCTTCTAATTTTTCAGAATCGTTATCTCTTATGTAGCTTCGCGCCCCAAACACAATACGAAGTTTGCCATTATATACCTTGTCATACTTTCTAATTTGCGGTTTTGAAGCCCATCTATGATTTTTGATATCATCATTATATTTTACGAGCGCCTGTGCCTCTTGTTTAGTCATTTCATGCTTCACTTGGTCTTGACTCTCAACCATACAAAATCTAACAATATCTCCTCTAATTTTTACAGACAAATCACTATTAATACTTCCACCTAAAGATTCAATTGTTTTGAATACGGTATCTAATATTGCAATTGCACGTGACATACACTCATCAGACATTTCCTTAAAAAATTCAGGCTCGTTTTCTGGTTTGTTATGTCTTGAATTATAGTATGGTCTACTCTGTACTTCTTTCAGCTTTGACTTATAATCTGTAATATCCTTCTTGTATTGGACCAGCATTTTATGCAATCGTGTACTTTGACTTATCTGCAGATTGCATGCATATTCTAATACTTTATTTCTTTCCGTCTCATCCAAATAATCAAGAATTCCATCCGGCCACTCAGGTATGTTGTCCGTTTTTTTCTGCGGTAAATCCTCCTCGGTTACTACGTCCAATTCTTCTGTTACGTCAGTATGCACTTTCTCTACTACTTCTGCCTTAGCTTTCCGAATACGCTTAACAACCGCGTCTTTCGTTATCAATGAAATTTCTGTATCTTCCAATCCAGAAAATTCTACAATCTCATTCGATACATCTTTTCCCATATTCTTCTTAGTCCAATAACCAGAAGAAGGAAAAGATATATTTTCTACTTTACAAGTTGCTATCAGTTTACCATAATTCAAGTTATATTTTCTGGCTACCCCTGCAACTGAAAGAGCCCATATTTCATCATAGAGCTGCTTACGAGTCAATTTAACTATTCCTTTTTCATTCTCCATCCTGGCAGCTCCTTTCCTGCATATTTTTTGTCAACATCTTTGTATTTTCCCAGCGAAAACGCATATTCATAAAGCTCTAATTCTGCTGCTCCTCGTTTTCGCTTAATAGAAAAACCAAATCTTTTTTCATTTCTTCAAACTGTTCTATTATAGTATTTAGACTCTTTTCTATATTTTGAACTTGTACTTCTGATGTTTTCCCATACTTATATGCAATCAATCTCTCACCAATTATGTGATAGGACCAACTCTCAGAATATGTTCTATCTCTTTCTTCATTGTGAATTGCAAAACCAATCGGTAAAAGATCATTTCTCATGCCAATACTAACCGCCATAGGGGATATGCCTAGGTAATCTGCCGCTATCTTACATGTTATTTTACTCATATTTCTAATATCTTCATCTGTGTGTTTAGGCATAATTTATCTCCTTTAATAAAAATATTTTTCCGCCCTGAACAAGAAAAACTTTTTAAGCTATAAGTAAGTCGCCTTAAGCAATCTATAAGCTGCCAAACATGCAAGATAAGTTTTACCAGAGCCGGTTGCAAGTACTGCCAGATTTTTCTTGTTTCCCATTTTTAATGATTCTTCAAACTTTACTTCTGCTCTATATTGACAATCGCGAAGGCCACGCTTCTCGATTAACGGAAGAGCACCATACTCGGACTTCTTTCCAATACTCTGAAGCATCTTCTTAGGAGAATGCATCTGTGACAGTTCTTCATAATCACTGTTTTCTACCAACATATTTTTGAAATATATCTTATTTCCATTAGCCATATACACTAACGGAATAAGTTTCTCAAACCATAAACCATACCAGTCCTGTGGAGAAACAGCATAGTCCTCTGCCTGTTTCTTAACTTCATCACCTAGAGGATTCTCTTCTCTTTTTGCCTCAACAACTGCAATAGCTTTTCCATCAATAAAGAGAAGATAATCACTTTCTGTGTTTCCTCCCATCAAAGCTTCCTTAACAGCAGATGTGCTATTAGGCAGATATTCATTTCGAGCCACTATATCCCAGCCGGCATTTCTTAATTGCTTATCAATTTTTACACGAGCTTTTTCTTCCGGTAACATAGGCATACTCTTCCTTTCTAATCCATTCTCCCATATCTGTTGTCCCAAAATCAGGACTTGATATACTTCCCGGACTTAATTCTTTTATCCGCTGGTTTTACAGCATTCTTTGGAATGGCCCAAGTATTACCAAACTTCATAGCCCCTTCTATCATTCCTTCATTGCAGATTGTCTGCACTCTTCTAACTGATAAGTTCCACTTTTCTGCTGCTTCTTTAATAGTCATAAACTCCATATTTTCTTACCTCAATAAAGTTATAAAATGCGACATTTTATCCTAATTTCTAGTATAAGCGCCAAGACGCCGAAAATCAATCTAAACCTACATAACTTTCGGCGTACAGTCTATTACTTCTCCGCGTACAAAATCCCATAAAAATAACCTTTCAGCGTACTCTATACGAACTACGCCAAAAGGTTGATTTTCACTACACCCGTATTCTATTTTTCATTTCATGCACATATTTTATAGGCTTATTTTCATAATATATTCTAGCAGATATACCCCTCAACCCCGCTTAAACTAGGCATTTCTTAGAGAGGAGACAGACCGTCTCAACATGAACAGTTTATCTATGGTTCACTTTTAATTGCTTTTTACAGCTTTCAAACTCCTATAACATAAGTAATTATCAGGCGTTCAGTTTATTTGTCTTTTTAAGTCTTTCACGTATATTTCTATGTCGGTGGCAAATTGGTGGCATTGCCACCATATTCGCATCAAATAGCAATTAGATCTTTCCATGTTGCTGATCCGCATACCCCATCAACATCCAGACCTCTTGATTTCTGATACTGTTTCAGAGCATATATGGTATTATCTCCTGCTTCCCAGTCAAGGTCAAGGTCTTTTTTATTTTTTCCTTTGAATCCACGTGATTTCAGAATTTCCTGTAACAGAAGTACAGAAGTATTCTTGTCACCAGCTTTTACAGTTTTTGGCTCAAACATATATTCCTCTCCTGTCTGTGTAGTATTAGATGATGTATTCTCAGGTTTTGCAGGTGCGGATGCATCAGATACAATACTATAATCCGGTGTACAGAACTTAGTTCCGGGCATCTGACTATTGAGGTAACTTTTAGCACATACACCGCCACCATTTGCGATAATACCGGATGCCCCACTTGTATTACCTTCAATCGTATAGAAACGATCACCGATTACGGCGGTAACAAGTCCTGTATGGGTAAATGTACCGTTATGATAAAAGATAACAATGTCACCGATTTTCGGGTTTGCGTTCCGGGTAAACAAATTTCCCAGTGTTGGACAGTACACGTAAGGCCAGTGTTTCAGCAATTTTTTAGCTTTTTCCAGACCAAAGGCTTTCATGAAACACCAAGATACGAACGCCGCACACCAAGGCTGCCCCTGATAGGATGGTTCTATATCTCTCCAATATTTCGTAAAATTAGCAGATCCTGCGTTTGCTGTCTTACTGTCAAGCTGACTGTTTGATTTTTTCTCCAAATAGCCCTCTTCGTTTTTCGCAATCAGGATAACTTTTTCAATAGCTTTGTCCATTGTCGTTTCCCCCTTATCCTCATTTTTTGTTGCAGTATAGTCTTTGTAAAAGACATTTCTGTCTACTTTCCCTGAGATTCCCGGAATAGTTGCTTTGCTGGAATACTGCCAGCCAATACCAGCAGCAGGTTTTAATCTGATCTGCATAGTTCCATCATCCTGTGACGGATATGCTGCCAGCCAGCAGTCATATTTCTTTGCTTTTTCTGGTAATTTTGTTTTGTACCAGTAATAGCCACAATAGATACCAAACTTATAACCGGCTCTGATAATAATATCACGGAAAGTATCAATCATTTGTATCATCAAATCCTGTGATAAATTTTCCTGGCATTTATCTTCAATATCCAAAAATACCGGATAATCCAGTTTTCTCTGTTTCAGTACATTTATCACTGTTTCTGCCTCATATTTAATTTCAGAAATATTCGTTGCGTAACTGTATTTATACACACCTACAGGAATGCTATGAGTTATACAGCCCGCATAATTTCTTTCAAAAGTACTGTCCGTTTTGTTACCTTTTTCTGTAATTCTAAGGATGGCAAAACCCATCCCATAATTTGCTACTTTCTGCCAGTCGATCACACCATTCCATGCAGATACATCAATACCCTTTATTTCCATAAAATCACCCCTTATTTTTTGGTTCAGTATATGTTAATGCCTGATCACTGTCAGTGATACCTTTCGTTGTTGGATCTGTCACAATTCCGAGAATCACTAACACTGCAAATACTGCATTGACAACATCAAGTAATTTGTTTCCCAGATTACCTAAATCAAGAGTATATCCGAACACTGCTGCAATGACCTGAATCAGAAGAAGTACAGCAGGAATCAGTGCTACCCAGAATGCTTTGTTTTTAATTCTTACTAACCAGTTAATGTTTTTCATAATCATTTACCCTCTTTCTTTTTTAGATGTAGTTCTTCGATCTCATATTTCATTTTCGTAACCATGCCATTACCCCCTAACGCATGGTATGCGTCATACATTTCACAAAAATTCTGATATGCGTAAGATGGAATGTCACCTTCTGCCATATAACGGTCATGGTATTCAATCAGTTGTACTTTTAATAACAGCATAGTTCCTTTGCTGTTAGCGTCTCTGTCCCTCTTCTGCACCTTTAGCAGCCATACTATGTACCCCATAAAGGTAGTCAGAATGATAGGAAGTGCAACAGAATATGTTTCTAATAAAAACTCTTTCATTACTTCCTTTCTGTACATAAAAGCAACCGCCTGTGACGTTATATAATCGTCATATAGCGGTTGTTTTTGTACTTGTGATAATTTGATTACCTGTTAATTATTCTGCTAATTCAGGACAATCTAAGTCAACCAGAACTTCTTTTACTTTGTCCTTGATCTTATCAGGAACATCAGCAAAAGTTTTCTTACCCTTAATGATTAAGGTTGCATAAATAATCGCCATAGTCTGCACAT